TGAGTCTTGAGACAATCAACAACATGCTTCCTTGGGAGAGGCAGGTTTACGTCGCCATGTATATTGAAGAACAAAAGAAAAAGCAGAAAGAAGCAGCAGCAAGAGGCTGATGCACATGACGGATACATATTTACATGGCGTTATCACCAGAGGAAAAACAACAATTAATTGACGCTCTCAAAAGTGAGACTGCCGATGAGGGTGGTTCGCTTAAAAATCCCTTTGGTGGTTTGGTTTCAGGGTTTGGTAATCTTGGTTCATCTCTGAAAAAACTCAATGATACGCTTGCCAAGGCTCCTGCAAAACTAAAGGATGCCTCAACGATCAAGTTTAAGGGACCGAAAGTCCCAAATATACCAAAAGCGATTGCTAAAGGACTCGGCACTATTCTTGGCGAGGGATTTGCTACTGCGATTGCATCTTTTGGAAACGTCAAAGTTTTCAAAGGCATTTTAAATCTTGGTCTGCTCGGTGGATCTTTGATCCCCTTTGCATTAGCCCTTAAAAAGTTTGGCGGCGTTCGTTTTGATAAAGTTTTGATTGGTGTTGGTGCATTGACAGCGATTGCAGGAATCGCCAGAATTTTGGGTGACCCTGCCATTTCTACATTCGTATTTTTAGGTGCTGCCGCCATTGGTGCTTTAGGTCTTGCTCTCATGCCGTTTGGTCTGGGACTCGACATGGTTGCATCTGCCATGGAAAAACTAGAGCCACAACTGGCAAGTCTAGCCAACGCTCTTGATGTGGCTTTGACACCTTTCGTGACGGGCATAGTGGAGTTGTTTGAGACTCTGAGAACAGGCATTGAAACAATTGGATTTGTTCTCGTTGGTGAAGACGGTCAATCTGGAATCGTAGGCACTATCGGTGGAACCGTTCAGACAATTGTTGGCGCAGTTGGTGAGACTCTTCAAAGTTTTGGTGACAATATTGAGGGAATCGTTGGAACAATTGGAGAAACTGTTACGTCGCTTGCAACAACCCTAAAAGAAACTGTTCTCGGTGTGATAGATGGTGTGACCGGAGCCTTGGAAACTGGTTTTGATAAAACTATGGAACTTCTCACAACGATTGATGGACTGTCGATCACTGGTGGTCAGTTGGCTGGAATTGGTACTGGACTGGTTGCTCTTGCTGCTGGTCTTGCAGCAGTCGTAGGTGCAAATGCAGTATCATCAGTCGGTGGTGTTTTCTCCGCTGCCGGTGACTGGTTATCAGGTAGAGATACAAATGTTATAACTTTGATTGAAAAAATTACATCTTTGGGAAGTAGATTTGAAAGTCTTCGTGGTGTACCAAGTGTTCTTGACAGGATGAAGAGATCACTTAAGGGTCTTCTTGACATGGACTACGACACCACGAACTTTAGTCAAGCCATAAGTGAAGTTATTACTGCGGTTTCGGAATTGGGTAATCAGGTCTTTGGCACTGATGGATCTCCATTCACATCTCCCACAGTTGGAGCCACCGCCGTTGGACTTGCAACAGGAGTCGGAGCAGGTGGAGCAGGAAATGTCACGGTGAATAATATTAGCAATGCCACCACATCACCAACACAAATTGTCCCCGATAGTAACATTGGTGCAAGATCGTTTGATCGTGATGTTCTCTCACCACTCGACTCAGCGTCACCATTTATGCTTGGTGGTAGATAACAAAAAACCCCCGCCGAAGCGAGGGTTTTTGACCTTTTCGTGTAAAGGGTTTAGTCTTCATTGGCGAGCCGTGAGAAGTAATCCAGAGCGGACTCCTCTCCATCAGGCTCCACGTTCTCCCGTTGTGGAGCCGCTTCACTGGTCGCCGCTGGTGCGACCTCATCAGAAATGGCAGTGTATTCTGCCGTGTTAGTCGGCTGCGAGCCACCGAGAACAGACTCAAGACGAGTCTTCAATTCATCATAAGACTTATAGTTTGCCGGATCGACAAACTCACGAAGGGAGTGCTGTTGCTCCCAGATCTCCTTCAACTTACCTTCGTCACCATCGAAGAGAGCCGAGGGAGTGTCAAACTCCGACTTGTCGTAGTTAGGATAACCAGCGACTTTGCGTTGACGCAATCGGAAGTTTGCACCTTGCCAGAAATCGTGTGGGATGATTGGCTCTTCATCCGCAAACTCTGGCTTCATGGCATCCATGATCTTGTTGTGAATCTTCACACCATAACGATAAAGGAAAACCTTACCGTTGTTTTCTGGATTGCCCGAATCATTAATCACAAGGATGTTTGAAACAAAGTTCTTCTTTCTCTTATACTTTTGAGAAACGAGATCTTTGTTGGATTGCAAACCACTGTTCCAGAGTTTTGAGTTATGCTCTGACACTGGATCTTTTTCACCAAAGGTGGTTCGGGAGTTCTCGATGAACCAACCACCCGGTCCTTGGAATGCATGATTGTAGTAGAGAACCCAAGCATCTTCTTCACCTTCGGCTTCGGGCAAGAAGCGAATAACGGCACTTGCGGTTCCTGCGTCATCAACAGTTGGTCGCCAAAAGCGATCATCTTTGTATGACTTCTTTTCGCCGTCATCCATCGACGTAAGTTTTTGGATGAGAGCGTCCTTGTCTTGACTTCGTTGTTTTAGTTGTTCAAATGACATATACTGTTTTCTCCTTTTTTAGTTGTTGTAGACAGTTTTAAACAGATGTAGGAATTGTAGTCGAGAGTGACACGTTGTCAACCCCCATTGGAAAAAAGTTTCGGTGTTTTTGGCATAAGATTAATCTCCTCTGCCTCGACACGGATTTTTTCGATTATAGGCTTAGATAAATACTTAGCGACGAGTTCTGGTTCAACGCCAATCTCTTCACATAGGTTATTTATTGATTCCATATAACCTTCACCAGTGTTCAAGACTCGATCCTCAACTCGTTTGGAAAAAGTCTTTTCTAAATCTTCAAACATAATGACCTCACTACATAGTATGTATTAGGAGAACCTAAATGGCAGCCGGGATAACAAACGCAGATAACATTACCCTCAACTTAGGATCTGGCGGTGCTAATGTCGCCACGGACTATCTTACCACAGAAGGTGGTCATGCACAATTCGTAAAACTCGGAATTGGTGGCGATGGTACGTTGAATCAAATTACTTCAACAAACCCACTCCCTGTCCAATTGTATAGTATTAATCCAACATTCAAAACTTTGCCAGTTGGCGGTGGGACGAATGGTGAGGGCATCACTGTTTTTGCAGATATTACCGTTGGAGAAGTGAGCCTATCCAGTGGTACGACTCTGGATGCGATTGTCAGTGGTATTTCTGCCGATATCACATCTTTCAAAACTGGCATTACTTTAGGAATTGATAACGCCACCGGAACGACGATGAACATCGAGGGAACCGTGTCAATCTCCTCCGTTGCAACTCCTACGTCATTCACCTCTGGCACGTTCAACCTCACGACCGATGCCACTGTCTCGCTACCGGGATTTACTTGTGAGTCTGGAATCAAAGTTAAAAATACCTTTAGTGGTGGTCAAGGTGATATTCGTGTTGGTGTCGGCGGCGTAACTCCGACCGATGCAAATTCATATCTTTTGTCCGTAAGTGAAGAATTGTTTGTTGAAATCAACAATGTTGACAATATTACTTTCGGAACGGGTAGTGCGGCAGGAGCGACTATCACTTACATCGGATCATAACTCATGGGAAGAGGTCGGCTTAAATCTGGACTTCAAGCGTTCGGAGAAGGAAGACTTAGAAGAGTCCCGTCTGCGTTTATTGAAGATATAATTGATGACGGGGGTGGTGTAGACCCAACCAAACCCGGAGGCAATGAGGATATCTCAAATGGTGGACCGATTATCTCAGGTCCGAACAAAACCATCGATACCACTGGTGGCAAACCCATAATCATTATTAATAAGCCAGAGGGTGGTGGACCCTGCGGGTGTACGCCCGTGATTGTTGGAACTGAACCCAACTTGGGTAATGGCGGTCCAGTCAGACCACCAGTGCGGGGTGATATCGAATACCAACAAGAGGGTGGCTCGATTCCAAGAAGAAGCACAACAAATAAAAAATTACCCAACCCTTTGTCGGTGCAACAATCACCAAGCACAATAGTCGGCTCAGAGGGGAGAGTCAGATTTCCCGCAGACGGCATAACAAATACCGATCCGTTAATTATTTCAGAACCACCATTCGATCCCGGTGTTTTAGGTGGAAGTGTGAATGATTACATTAAAAATAACATGTCGGTCTATACCCTTCACGTTAATGATTTTGTTGGTCCCGGTGGTTCCTCTGGAGATGTTTACAAAAATGGTGGGCGTAGATTTCTACAGGCTTTGCGATCAATTTATAGTTTGAGTCCAGATGGAAAGGATAAAGATCCATCAATCTCAACGACCACGACTGGTCTGAGCGCAGCAGGATTTACAATATCTGCAAGAACAATCGCTAATCTCGCCGAGGGAGCGAGTTGTG